TTATCGACCCATGCGCGGCTTTGGATTGATGTAGTCCTCACAGGCTTCATAGTCATCCGGCCCGAATAGGACTTTGTTGTTCTCGTCAACGACGACCCACAGACCGGGGCTGCTAGAGCGGACAATTCGCAGCATTCACTTTCTCCTATTTGATGTAGTGCCTATGAATACATCCAGTGGCAGAAAATGATTGCCGTGGGGTTGAGAAAAATTCGGTATTGACTCCCCCGGTCAATGAGAACAAAATAGGAACGTATTCCCGTTCTCAGAAGGGCCTACCATCCCCCCGAAGCTCGCCAGATCGGAACAGCAGCCCGCAAGACCTCGCTCAAGTCATCCATGACGCCCATGCTGGTAGTGCGCGCGCCGCACTCCGCACGGTCATAGCCCACGCCTATTTCCTTTGCGACCAGCTTGAGACGGCTTCTATGCTCATAAGTCCGGCCTCGTGCGCAGATGGAAACCGAAGTTTCGGCGCGAGGAGAAAGGTGGTGTGGATTCGCTTACTGTCGTGAATAACTTAATATCGAGAAGCGAATCGTAGAGCGTGGAATGGCACTGGACGACAATAAGGCGGCAGAAGCCATCGCGGCAGAGTGGGGTGTTGACGTTGACCTATTGAGCGAAGTTCATTGGGAGGTTGACACCATCGATGGAAACGACGGCGAGCTTTACGGTTATGTTATTCGCTTCGATGACGAAAGCGACCCGGAAATTCTTACTCAGCTAGGACTCGGGGAAAGGGAGTTTTCGCGCCGCATTAGCCTCAACGCATTCGATGAACCAGACTACACCGACGATGATTATGATCGGGATCTCAGAATCAAAGAAGGCATAGAGGACGGTCGGCCAATCGAGCCAGAGGACGATGACGGCACCTTCTCATTAGACGAGCCTTTACCCGACCTTCCGCCCGGTGACGCGTATCTGATGGACGACAAAGGTCGTTACATCACAGATGAACGAGGTCGCCCTCTTATAGCTACGGGACAACCTTTATCAGGCGGCATAGGTGGCGCTCCACTCAATGAATACGTCATAAACGGACCAACCCATGCCGGTCGGTCTTTCGCAGGGCATTCGTTTGCCACTAACACGGGCGACAGAATAATTGATCGCAATGGTAATCGTCTTGTGTTCGACCCCATGCCGGTGCTCGACCGAAACACGGTTTATCAGCAGGAACTTCAGTCCCGGATTGATAGGTTAGAGGCTGCCCTTGAGACTTATAGCACGCACCTACCGCCACGGAATCACAATCACCCGCCGGAACTGGTCGAACCTGATCCAATAGCGCCGGAAGATCTTAAGATCGTTGTGGAAGCGGTGATCGAACTCAGGGTTGACGCGCAGGAGCAAAAGCCGGACCCAGTGATACTACAGGCCAAGGCATCATTGTTCCGAAGGGTTGCGGAAGCAATTGCCGCTTGGTGCGGAAGAAAAGCTGATGCGGCAGTAGACGCCGCGATTCAATGGGCGATTCCCGCAGGGATAGTTTGGGCCGCTGCGAACCCGCAGGAGGTTCAAGCCGCGCTCCAGGCCGTCGCTGATGCCGCCTCTAACTGGGCGAAATACCTAGCTGCTATCGCTACCTAACACGCGCCTCTCATCTGCTACACATGGAACACCCACATGAATGCTACACAGCAGTGCCCAAAATACGCCATAACTAGTTGATGCTGTTCGGAAAAATGGTGGGCGATGAGAGACTCGAAAACTCAATTCTCTCATCGGTCACGCGTGTAAAGGATTGAAAATAGACGCAAATTAGAATTGACGCAACTGACGATTTGTGACGTTGTGACGGCCTCTGTTTTGTGACGTCGGAAGCCTGGTCCTGTGGATAACCTGGGTTGAACAAGCGCTCTAAACATCAATCCACGACGCGTGGTAAAATCTGCTACTTCAAACGACTCGCGGACTTTCCATGCAGCTACTCTTCTTAGACGACGCGGCGCAGCGCAAGCCATCACGGCCTCGCTTGGGGCCTATTGTAGCAGTCGGAGGTATATCTTTAGAAGCTGGTGCGGCGAGAGAGCTTGAAAAGGCGCTGAACGACTTCTGTCACGATAAGGTCGGCTTCCCGATCCGCGAGCCGTTTAAGTGGTCACCCGCCAAGGACCATTGGATGAGAGCGAACCTCATCGGGGAAGATCGGGTTCGGTTCATCACGGACGTTCTGATGCTGGCCGCCGAACATGGCGCGGTCGCATTAGCAAACGTTTCTGACACAAGTAAGCGGCTAGCCACCAAGAACGCCGACAAGCATGAGATGGACGTGCTTGTCATGGCTTTGGAACGCTTCAACTACTCGATTGGCAACGACCTTGGCATGGTGATTGTGGCACGCCCTTCAGGGGGACGCTCAGACGAAGACACTTTTTTGGCTGATTGCGCCGAGATCGTCTCTGCGGGAACCGACTACGCTAAATTCGACAAGCTTGCGACGAACATTCTAACCATGCCTTTCAACAATTCTCGTGTCCTTCAGGTGGCCGATCTTGTGGCCTCGATAACCACAGCAATGGTAGCGGGACACACCGAGTATGCCGCGCCGGTGTTTCAACCTGTCAAAAACATGCTCCGATCGGATTCCGGGCGTATCGGAGGAGTGGGTTTGAAGATACATCCGGATTTCTCCTATCTGAACCTTTATCACTGGCTTTTAGGAGACGAGTTCTACAAGCGTGGGAGTTCCGGCATTTCGTTGCCGGACCGCCGCTACCCCTTTTGCATCGGTCCCGACACTTTCTGACGGACGCTCCCTCATTCAGCATAGCAAGGCCCCATCGAAAGCCGGTTGTGAGATCCAATCGTTAGGAGAATCAGTTAGCTTCGGTGGAAATTAACTGGGGGTGGCGCATGGATGATACTGAGGAGAATGGTTCACTTCCAGAGGAAGAGGCAGATGCCACTTTAACCGCCCGACTTGCCGACCCTGACGCTCTTGTAGAGGCGCGCGTGTCGGAAGAGCTACGGAAAAAATTCGAGTTCTTCAGCTATAAAAACGCGGCAGTGATTCTAGCGGAGACCCATCCGCAGGAATGGAGCGAATTGCTCGATGCCCTCACGAATTTATCAATCACAACGGAGATGCTCACGACGGCCGGCGGAAACGAGTCCGCGATACCGAAGCACGTCAGTTCGCTACTGCGGCCAAGCAACTGGCATGAAACCGTCATCCGTGGCGATCTAGTCGTCAAACTTCTTTGGAAGGAGCAAGTCGGCGTGACGAAGGGCGGGAAGGTCAAGTTCGCAAAGCGGGAAAGTGAGCAAACTCGCAAGGGATATCTCGACGGTCACAAAATCGACTATGTGAAAAACCGGGTAGCCTTCGATTTGGAGTGGAACAGTAAGGATCAGACTTTCGACCGTGACCTTTACGCCTTCAACGCTTTTTATCAGGCTGGCGCGATTGACGCGGCCGTTCTGTTGACCAGAAGCCGAGATTTGAACGACGTCTTCCGGGATCTCGGCATTGCCGCGAAATACGGGGCGAGCACCACCTGGATGGGCAAACTTATCTACCGGCTAGATGCCGGGAGGAATGGCGGCTGCCCGGTCCTAGCCATTGGCATCAAGCCGGACAGCATTACAGACTGGAAGAAGGTTTAAAGCCGCCTATTCAGCGGCGACAGAGCGCGAGTGATTGCTATAGGTGTCCCACGTCGGACGATATTCGTCATCCGCCTGATTACCCCATACGGTCCACTTCGGCCGCGTTCCCCGGGCGAACATTTCAAGATACGGGCCGGGGGAGCAAGCCTCAATAAGATCGTATTGCTCATCCGGTTTGCGCGAGTGTTCGCGCTTCCGGGTAGCGAGGTAATTTACCTGGGTGCGGCCGGCATCGAGCGTGCGCGCATTTTTCCCCCGGACGCCGAACAGAATGATTTCCGTCACGTTGCGGAAATAGAAGCCGACGCCACGCCCGTCCGAACCGCCGTCTTTTCTAATCTTGTGCCAAATGAGGTTTGACTTGTAGGTGAAACCCCAGCTTTGCAAGACTTGGAGCCCTTCAGGCAACAACGCATTAGGCACCCATAGATACAGGTGTGCCGTCGTATCCGCCACCTTTGCCACTGGCAATGCTTTGATGTCCTCTAGCTCCATTGTGCCGTAGCGATTAAGTCGGCGATGTTCTGGAGCTACCTTTCCGGTCCTATTAACGAACTGCCAGGGCGGATCGGCGAGGATCGTTTTGAACCGAGCGCCATTTGCTGTTTGAAGAAGGTCGGCAGCAGGATCAGTCATAAAGATTCTCTCATTGTTCTCATCAGGCATATCACATGTTGCCACATAAAAAAGAGGCCAAAGCCCACAGCCCGCCGAGTTTTCCCGGCGAGCTTTATTCATCTGGTGCGCTTATGCAGGTCGCGGACTACGCGGCGCGAATGTTTGCCTCGTCGTCCGGCGTCATTTCCACAAAGGAGGGTTCTGACATGGGTGCAGGGGTCTCGCCATTTTCAAGAAAATCGGCTTCGTCACGGGACTGAATAGGTTTGGGCCGGATGACATGGACGCGATGCAATTCATGTGCTGCGATCAACAGACCTTCCGGCGAGTTGAAGACTTCCACGCGATAGATGCTGTTGCCGTCAAGATCGATATCGGCCTTGACGTCGTTCTTCTCCTTGCAGCCATAAAGGTCATAGAGGAAGGCATCAAATGTCTTCCGGCCCATGACTTCGATAGCGTTTGGGTTGTTTGCAGCCTGAGCGTCGCTCATGATAGATTCCTTTCGTTGTGGGTGGCGGGTGGAAGCGCCTGCCTCGCTCATGCTTCTGCCGGATCGGGTGAAGGGTCCAATCGACGCCCGTTCCGGCAGTGTTCTTCAGCCCATCGCTATTCGATGACGGGGAAGAAATGGCTGGTCTTTTTCGCCAGCCGCTTCTTGAGGGCTTCAAGCTGCCCTTTCTTGACCGGGGATGCGTCCTGCATCTGCCGGTCAATCTCTTCGATCTTGTAGGCGTTGATTAGTTCCGCCAGTTCCTTCGCGGCGTCGATAAGGATGGCAGTCATTGACGTGGCGACCGTCAGGGAATTGACTTCCAAACCCATCTCTTCCCAATCCGCCGCCCGGTCGAGCTTGGGGCGCTCGTCGGTCAAGTCGGTTCCAAGTTCGATGCCTATCCAATGCAGATTTTCTGGCAGCATGAAATTCGCCTCACGCTCCTTCAGGAACGCGGCGAACGTCCGTTCGGGGTTCCTCATGAGCGGATCAATGGACGGCGTAGGCCTAGCCTGTTCGGCCTTCGCCTGCGCCTTCTTCCGCTCCCGGTATTCCCGCTGAATCTCTGCCCGTGTCTTCGCCACTGCTCACCCCTTGGTAACAAGATATTTCGTTACGTTAGCAACTCTATCTCCCGTTACCATTACGAAGTCAACAGGGAAAATTCAGGCGGCAGGCCGTGCGATCGCCGGGACCATGCTTTCAGCCTGTCGGGCGGCGTCGGCGTTCGCGTCGTTGACGATCTGGTGCACCACGTCCACTGGCAACACGCAATTGTCGGCGAAGATTGCCGCGATCTGGTGCGGCTCGATCTGCCCGGTAGCGATATCGGGATTCAGGCCGTTACTGAGGCGGCGGGCAAGATCGGTAGTTAGGCCGTCGAAGATGTCGGAAGGAATGAAGATGTTCCGCATGGGGGCGTCCATTTTTGTTGGTGATGGCAGAATCTTACGGCGCGCAAACTCATTCGTCTAGGGGTGAAATGAAATTTTCGTCAACATAATCAAGAAGTTAGCTTAAGTAAGCACTTACTTATTTCGCGATTCGCCGGGCGCTAGAAGCGCCCGAACGCCTCGCTTTCCTTCATGCATTCGGTGCTTTCCTGTTCGATCCGGGCGTTACGCTTGGCAAGGGCTTCGTCGGCCTTAGCGCGGTGAAAGGCGGCTTGCGTCTGGTCTTCCCATTTGCGTCTCGCCGTAACGTCCTTGTTTGTGCGGAGGTCTGCGACGGTCAAACCGGCGTCGTCTGCTTCGGTCTGTTCCTTAACGGCGTTCCGGTCAGCCTTGAGCTTGTTCCGGCCATTGCGCTCCATGAAGAAAGCGATCCCACGCAAACGGCTGCAAAGCTGGTTCCACTCGTAACCTTCGCCCGTTTTGTAGGTAATGGGAACGCCGTTGGCTGTGTGGCCGCAAACGACAGTCTCTTCCTCAAGGATTGGAAGCCGGGCGCTATTCACGTCCTCCCATTCGAGCAACATGGCGGCGACGGCGCGGCCATGTGGCGAGTATGAAATCGGATTGCTAGGTTCCTTCCTCGCCTCGCTCATGATCTGACGGATGACAGACATGGTTTCATCGTTGATCGGCGCGAAGGGATGAGCTTGAGCGTTCACGGCGGCGTCCTTACGTTTCGTGGGGTCTTTCTTGAGAGCGTTCACGGCGGCGCGGCTTGCGCGCTGCTTTTCGAGCTTCGCGGCTTTCGCATCCGCTTCGGTTTCATACTTGCGGGGTCTAGCCATCGGGTTCCTTCTTTGCTTGGCCCCTTGGAATCAGACGGGCGGAAAAAGGACCAAAGAACCGCCCGGCCTAGTGCGTGATGACACGCGTGCTGCGCACAAGGGGCTATAGCGTTCTGGAAATCGCTTACCGGAAGAAAATGACGGACGAGCGGAAGGTTCTCGCACAGCTTCCGGGGAAGGTTTGATTCAGGACCGGGAGAGTTATTTCCTCACGAGCGCCGTCCATACTACTTTAATAGTTATTATATTAGCTAAATAAAAATAACCTTTATATAGTATGGACGCCGATCTTGAAGCGAAAACCTTCCCGGTCCTGAAAACGCCGTGCGCTACAAGAGACTCACGGAAGCCTGTGATGGATCGTCCGGTTATCTGCTTCTACTGTTGGCGAAGTTGCCGGGCCGTGTCTGACGGCGAAGCTCATCGGCCACCACGCCGCGCATGGTTCCTTCAAGCTGCCGGGCCATCCGCTTCGCAAGGTCGGCGTTCTGTTCGGGCGTGCCTGCCGAGCCGTTGACGGTGACAGGTGCGGAAATCGAGATCGCTTGAACCGGGGCGGCAAACACGCCGCCGAGATCGGGCACGGCAAGCGTCGGCGTCCCCGTGACAAGGCCACCTTCGGCATAGCCGCGCTTCGCTGCCTCGTGCATGGCATCGAGGTTCTTCACGCCGAGCGCACGGGTCGCTTTCTTGCTGAAGACGTATTCGTCAGCATGGACAACGCCAGCCGGTTGATACTTCGATCCGGGGCCGGTCCATCCACCTTCAGAAAAGCCGAACAATCCGCCAAGCAACATTCCAAACAGGCCACCGAAGCCGCCGCCCGAACTATTGCCGCCACCACCGAAGAGACCGGCAAGCGGACCTTCGCCCATAAGCACGGCTTGAAGCCCGACTTTGATCAAGGTTTGCAACATGGATTGCAAAGCCTGTTCCGCCGTCATGGTGCCGGAGAGCAAGCCCGCAAGGGCGTCCGTCATCTGCTGGCCGAAGAAATGCCCGGCTTCCGCAAGCCCTTCCTGCTTCTCCCGGAGCCGTCCGGTCGCCATTTCGGCGTGTGCCATACCCTGCGCAAGCTGGGCAATCTCGGTGCGCTGCTGGGGCGAAAGCTGAATGCCCGCCCGTGCGGCCTCGTTCAACATTTCCTGTTCGTATCGAAGCGCCGCCGCCTGCTGGCCGGTCATGCCAAGGGCTTGCTGTTCGAGGCGCTGGGCGTCGGTGTATTGTCGCGCGCCCTGCGTGATCTGGCTATAAGCATCGGCCTGCCGGGTCGCGGCTTCTGTCAGCCGGTCGATTTCGGCGGCGGTTTCCTCGTTCCGGGCGTCGGCGTCCTCAATGTGCCAGTTCTCATTCGAGAGCGGGAAAGACAGGCCGAAGTTGCCCGCGTTCCGATGCACCCACTGCCGCGCCGCGTCGGAACTATAGCCAAGGTCGGCGGCATTGCCTTTGTTGTGCTGGCTATTGCCGGGAGGTGCCACCCATTTCCGGGCGGCCTCCGGTGACCCATACTTGCGAAGGGCATCAAGCCAAAGCTCTTGCTGTCGCTCCACCGAACGGAAGCCCGAATTGATGGTGACGCTGCCCTTGAGATTGTCGGGCATGCTGGCAATCATCTTCGCCAGCTTCGACGCAAAAGCCGTCGCCATGCCGTCGATATGGCTTTGAGCCTTGCCGGAAGCCAGAACCGAAGAAAGGTATGCCGTCGGGTCGTCGGTCGCGCTCTTGAGGTTTGCAGATGCCAGCGCACGACCACGCATTTCGTTAGCCAGGGCGATTTCGCGCTGTCCCTGCGCACGGGCGATTGCCGCCTCATAGACGGCTTCGATCTGGGCTTTCTTGTCGAGATCGGCCAGCGACTTCGCCAGTTCCGGCACTTCGTTCTTCAGAGCCCGGATGGCGTCACCGAAGTTTTTGATGTTGGCGACGGCACGGCCTGCGGCGGTGTCGGTGCCGGACAGGGCGTTGTTGAGGTTGTCGAGGGGCGGCTTTGCGCCGCGCGCTTCCTCGCCCGTGCGATAAATGAAGTTCTCGGAATAGCCGTTGCGACGGTCCAGAATGTCCCGGAGGCGCAAGGCCTCGCCGGTCAATTCCTCGATAAGGGCGGTCTGGCGATCAATGTTCAGGTCAATGGCGGCATCGCCGGGGAACGCGATCTTCTCAAGCTGAAGATCGGCCAGCCGGTCCTTGGCTTCCTGCCCTCGCCCGGCAGTCGTGGCGATGATCATAAGGGTATCGGGAACCTTCGCCATACCGGACTTCAGGGCTTCCCAAAGGTCGCGGCCCTTCCAAGCATGAATTTCATCGACAAGGACAAAGGAAGGTGTCTTGCCGTGCTGCGCCGCGCCGTCCGACGACACGGCCAGCAATTCGGCCTTGTTCAACCGGCAGGCGATTTTCTTGGCGCTATTATGGGCGTCATAGATGCGGGTCGCGGCGACAAGGCGATGGTCTTCCCGGACGATGTTCGCGGCTTCCTTGAAACCGATACCGGCCTGTTCGCGATCCGACGCGGCAAAGATCGCCTGTCCTGCCGGGCGGGCTTCCGGGCCGATGGTATGAAGCAACGCCCACGCGGCGGCGATACTGGTCTTACGGTTGCCACGCGGGAGCATAAGAAAGACGGTGCGCACGATCCGGGAGCCATCCGGGTTCCGGGGTCCATAGATGCGGCGCGTCATGCGCTCCTGAAAATCGTAAAGCTGGAAGCGGCTTTTCGGTGCCGTGCTGGCCGGGTGTTTGAGCGCCCGAATGAAGTCAACGGCTTCCTGTCCGTAACCGAAGGGGTCCGGGATCGGGGAGTTATCGTTGATCCATGCCGGGAATGCGCTGTTGCTCAAGGGCGGTTCCTGCCGATGGCAAGCGGGTTGTCGCCGTCATCGGCGGCGGGTCCGGCGCTGCCGACACGAGAGCGGGACACGGGCGAAAGGCCGTATTCCGCCGCAAGCTGGCGAGCCGTCTGCATTGCCTTGTCCTGAAGACGGCAAAGCTTCAGGTCGATATCGCCGGAAGTGCGAAGGGCGTCCTCAATCTCGCGGACAAGGCCACGGGCGCGGCAATAGTCTTCAACGCCGCCAAGATCGCCACGGGTGATAATGCCCCTTTCAATCAGGCCGGGCATGATGCGCTTCCATTCCGCGCGGGCATAGTCCGAAAGATGCTTCGGCGCGGCGGGCGCTTTCTTGAGCGCGTTCGCATCGGATTGCACGGGCGGTTTCACGCCGCGAAGGTGTGTCACCGGATCACCTCGCCGCGAAGCTCAAGGGCTTCGAACCTGCCGATTTCCTTGATTTCCTTCAGGCCGTAGGACTGGCCGTTATAGGTCACGCGGTCGGCGGTCGTGATGCCAGGGCGATATCGGACACGGAAAATCATGGTGCCGGTTTCGGCCTCGCCGTAGCCGGTGAAGAACTCCGTGGCCGTTTGCTGAAGGACTTCAGCCCATACCATGGCGACGGGCGTCCACGCCTTCACCACGTCGCCGGACGGGTTCACGGTTTCGGTTTGCCGGTCGATAGTAATACGGCGATCCATGTTCCCGATATTGAGCATTAAACCATCCACCGAATGAGGGCTTCGACGGACAGGATAGAGTGACCATAGGCGGGGTTCGGGTCGCGAACATGCCGAGTCGTCGTAACCTTGAAATGGTCGCAATAGCCGCCTTCGATTGGCAGACTGTATTTGGACAGGGCGGCGGCGGCGGCCCCGGCGATTTCCTTGGCGGCGTCCTGTCCGGCGTCCAGCGTCCAAACGTGAAGGTCGAGGTAAACCCATGCGGCGCTTTGGGCGCGGTAATCGTTGCCGTGAAGCATGGTGCTGCCGTCGCTCATGGTGATGCACGGTGTCTTGTCGGGGCGGGTGCTTCCGGCGCGGATATGATCGGCAGGGACAAGGGCAATCACTTCCGGCTTATTCAGAAGCCGGGCGCGAATGGCAGTCTGAAGGGCGGTGACGGGTTCAATCATTGCTGCTTTCCATTCCAAGCATCGCGCACGGCCTTTCGGCCAGCACGGTCAATGCGCTGCTGAAGGCGTTTGCGGAGAAGGCGAAGGGCGGGCCAAAAATACGGTTGCGCGTCCGTGTCGGCGGTGCCGTATTCGACAAGGTGCGGGTAGATCGGCGGCACGGCGGCAAGAGTGTCTTCAATAACGGACACGGTGCCGGGAAGCAGGCGGACAAGCTCAAACGGGCGTCCGTCATCGTAGCGGACGACACGGGCAAAGCCGTTGCCGTAAATCAGGGCGTCGGAGGTCAGGTCGGTGCGAAGCGTGGTCGCGCCGGTCCATTCATTGGCGCGGCGATGCACGATCTTGAAGGCGGTATGCTTTCGGGCGGCTTCCTTGTTGTCGCCATCCTCCCGGAACAGCTTTACCGGAAGACTGCCGACGCTTTCGGAGATAAGCCGGACGGCCTGAAGGACGGCGGGAATATGGAGTGCCGACATACCGCCGACATTCACGCCCGAGACGGTAGAGCGAACGCCGAACAGTTCCGAAATGGCCGGATCGGATAGGACATGAGCCTTGCGCTCAGCCAATCCAAGCTTGCTCTTCACATCACTCCAAAAACCCATAAGGGACAACATTCCTATTTAACCTAGGAATATTATCTCATACGAAGATTCGGCTGTGAATCCCTGAAATCACAAAAAGTGATGATTTAGCAAAGAATAATAGAATCTATTGATCGATCGGAATGGGCTTAATCTGATCCATCGCGGCGGCAAGGCCGGGAAGCATGACTTCGCTGCGTCCATAAAGCTCCTGCGACCCGCCGTCCGTGCGTCCCGTGATGTAGTTCCGGGCATCTTCCGGCACATGGTCGCGGCGGCAGAAGTCTTCGAACAGGTGACGCCAGCCGTGGTTCGGGGATAATTCGGGGCGCTGATCGAATGGGATGATGTCGCGAACCCATGTGCTGATACGAGGCTGGATAAGGACGGTGTCTTTCGTGTCGCCCTTGAACAGGCGTCCCGGCTTCGCTGCCTTCACGAACTCGATAAGGCCCTCATCGACTAGAGCCTTGTGGACCGGGATGCGCCGTTCGCTGCTTGCCGTCTTCAGCGAGCGCGCGCCAACGGTCGTTACCTTCCAGAACCACCGGCCACCGATTTCGAAGAAATCTTCCTTCCGAAGATTTCCGGCCTCGCTGACACGCATACCGGAATAAGCGCAAAGCCACGGTATCCACCGGAACATCGGCTTGTCCTCGTTTCTGGTGGCGGCGAGGACACGCTTAGCTTCATCCATTGTGAATGCGCGAAGGTAAGAGGGTAGGGTTGTGTAGTCGGGGGCCTTGATGCCGTTCAAGGGGTTGCCAGCGGGGAAGAAATTGGCCGGGTCGTTATGCCTTCCCCAATTCATGACCGTTCGGACATTCTGGAGCATCGCCTTAACGGTGCGGTTGCTGAGTTCGCCCGCGTCTTGCAAAGCTTCAATCCAGCCTTTGCCTTCTGCCGCTGTAACGGTCATCGCGTTCTTGCTCTTGCGCCACTTCGCGAACGCAGTGCAATGGTCGCGATACTTTTTCGCAGTTCGGTCGGGGAGGGGCTTGGCGTTCTTACCTCGCGCCCGCCGCTTCACCTCGTCGTCAATGATGGTGTCGAACGTGATCGGGTCAGGCTCGTCATTATATATAGGGGGCGCGTCGGCAAGCAGTGGGTGGACTGGTTCCCCTGTGAAGTTCCCTTCGTCGCGTTCATCCTGCCGAAGCATGGCTTCATAGGAGGCCACACAAAGGGCTTGTGCCAAAGCTCGCCATTCCGGTGTTCCTCTTACGGCATCGGTGTTGCCGGCGAGGCGGGCGCGCTCTACCCGTGCGCCTACAAGGTCGTCTAGTTCGTCATCGGTAAGGCGTCCGGCAAAGCCGTCGCGGAAACGGCGTCCTTCGTCGGCATCAACGCCCATCTGAGCATAGCGCGGATCATGCGTCCGAATTTCAGCGTCAAAGGTAATCTGGCTTTGGTAGTCGCGGATGGCGATCTGTTGCGCTGTGAGAGGGTAGGGTGTTGCCTTCGCCTGTTGTCCGGTCGCCGCTTCATGCTTCTGGCGGGCAATCCCTATCTGCCGCTGTATCGAAGCCACGGCGGCGGCATGGTTCCGAAGGGCCGTTCGGCGGTCGCCGCCTAGCTGAATTTCCAGTTCGGCGCGATTATCGAGGTATGGGCGAAGATAGGGCGGGATGACGACTCGCGCGGAGTAGCGCCCGTTGCGTTCTTTCCAGTGCCGGAGGTTGCCAGCCAT